GTATATGTACCTCTTGAACACCGATTACATCTTCTTCCGCCCACACAAAGAGCGTAATTTCGTTCCTATCGGTGGCGAGCGTCAGTCGATTAACCAAGATGCAATCGTGAAGCTGTATGGTTGGGCCGGTAACCTTACTTGCTCTAACGCTTCATTGCAAGGTATCTTGACTGGTTCTTAATCAACTGACTAATAAAGGAAAATTATCATGTCATATAACATTACCCCTACCTCGGGCATTAACTTGGATGCGGTTGTAGAAACCAATCCAAACTCTGCTGGTACTGGCGTTCCTGTCAATGGCCCACTTGGTTCACAAGTGTTTGGCTCTGACGGTAAGCGTTATGTACTAGGTGTTGCTGGTGCAGCTATTGCAGCTTCTACAGCAACTTGCTCAATCAATGCTTCAACATTCGTTGTTACAGCTTCAGGTGGCTCATATGCAGCCCCAGCCGTTGCCGTAGCTTCAGGTGATTATGCTTGGTTCGCAGCTACTAGTGTTTAATAGCATTTTGTAGTAAAAACAGGGGGTTATCCTAACGGGTAGCCCCTTTTACCTTTAACTTTACCTAACTACTTAGGAGATTTAAAAATGGCTTTACCTTCAGACACACAAGGAGCAGATTCACGCTTGCAAGTACGCTTCTACAAGAAATCCGTACAACAAGAGCAGGAATCCATAGACGCTGGCAGACCAATCTACAAAGACTTTGATTTTGTACATATCTGCGTTGCTGGCGATACCCTAACCGAAATCGACACTTATGCTTTACAAAACCATAAGCAGCGTTTTCCTATTCAATGGGCAAACTACATGAACCGTGTAGGAGCGCATGATGAGGAAGTGGTTGGAACACCTTTATCAGAATGGCCTTTAGTATCAAAAAGCCAAGCTGAAGAATTAAGGGCAATTAAGTTCCAAACGGTAGAATCTATTGCACACGCTTCAGATCAACAGTTACAGCGCATGGGAATGATTGCAGGTATGTCACCCTATTCGTTCCGTGACAAGGCAAAGGCATTTTTAAATCTAGCAACTACGGCAGCAGAAACCGATAAGCGTGAGCATGAAATTAACGCTTTGAAAGAAGAACTTGCCAAAAAGGAACTAGAAACTGCTAAAATGAAAGCAGAAACGGAAGCGAAGCTGGCACAAATGCAGGAACAAATGGCCACTATACTTGCTGCTGTAAGCGAAAAAAAACCCCGTAAGAAAGCGGTAGCTACAGAGGAAGCCTAATATGTCATCCAACCTACTCCAATTAGTACAGCAAGTTACCGCTGAACTTAACCTTGCCGTACCGACCTATGTGGTTGGTAACACTAGCCAAGATGTGCAACAAATTCTTGCGTTAATGAATCGTGCTGGATATGACCTTATTAAAGAGCATAATTGGCAAGCATTGGAGTTGGAATACCGCTTCTATACGACTGCAATAACCACAACCTGTGACACCATAAACAACACTTACGATCTGTTAAATGTTGCAGACACCACAGGTTTGGACAATACCTACTCTATCGTAGGCACAGCTATTCCGCAAGATACCTATGTGCAATCTGTAACAGGATCAACCGTAACGACTACTCAATTAGCTTCTGCTACAAGCGTTGGCGGTACTGTGACCTTCAGTAAAACGAAGTATCCCTTACCGCCTGATTATGAAACAGTTACAGATAACACCCATTGGGATAAGACAAAACATTGGCAAATGCTTGGCCCAGTCGATGCACAGCAATGGCAATGGCTCAAATCAGGCTATATTTCAACAGGCCCAAGGGTTCGTTGGCGTATTCTTGGCGATGAGTTTCAGATTTGGCCCCCATACAATACCCTTGAATATTTAGGTTTTGAGTACCGTTCTAAGGGATTTGTACGCAGCGCAACTGGTCAAGTAAAGAATAGCTTTACAGCAGATACCGACACAACCGTGCTGGATGATTCTGTCATTGCAATCCTGACTAAACTCAAATACTTTCAAATTAAGTCGTTTGACACTACCGCATTGCAACAGGATTACCAGCGTTATCTCAGCATTGCCAAGGCAAACGACAAGGGATCGGCTACATTATCTTTTGCTCCTTCCCCAAGTGCGGTGCTTATTGGCTGGGCGAACATCCCCGATACTGGCTACGGCAGTTAATCATGGCAGTAGCTAAACGGTTTTCTGCTAATACGACCTCTGTTCCTGCCCCTATTGGCGGTTGGAACGCACGAGATTCACAAGCTAACATGAATCCAATGGATGCTATTCAGCTTGTAAACTGGTATCCGACCCCTACTGATGTGACTATGCGTAAAGGCTGGACACAATCTAGCTTGCTAACAACGCCTACTGGTGCAGTAAGTATTAGCACAATTACCAATGTAGGTTTAGTTGCCACACTTACTACTTCTACAGCGCACAGCCTTGTAACTGGCAAACAGGTAGCTATTTCAGGTTGTACGCCTTCTGAATATAACGGTGTATTTACTATTACCGTAGTTAATAGCACTTCATTTACTTACACAATGTTGGCTGTACCTGCTGGAAGCGCATCAACTGTTGGAAGCTATGAAATAGGTATTACTACTCCAGTTAATACCCTGATGAATTACACAGAAATAGGTGGTTATAAGCTATTTGCTGTGGCAGGTGACAAGATTTATGAAACTTCTGTAAACCCAGCAGTTCGGGTATTTGATGGTTTAGATAGCGATAAGTTGCAATCGGTCAATTTGACCAACCAAGCAGGACATTTTTTAGTAGCCTGTAACGGTGTTGACCCAGTAATGATTTATGATGGTACACGCTGGTTTTACATGGCCACAACCACTACGGCTGCCACTATTTCAAGTATTGCCCGTACAAGCCCTTCTGCAACAGCAACCGTCACTACCGCATCTGCACATGGTTTAGCAACGGGTAACAGAGTAACGGTTAGCGGTGCTTCTGAAGCTACTTTTAACGGTACTTTTATTGTTACCGTAACGGGTTCTAATGCGTTTACCTACACTTCAACAGGTACTTCTACAGCAACATCTGTAACTGGCGCATATACGACTGTTGGCATTACTGGCGTAAATTCAAATACATTTATTGGTGTAAACCTATTTAAAAATAGGCTTTATTTCACCCAAAAAGACACTTTAGCCTGTTGGTATTTGCCTGTAGATTCCATAGCTGGCGCAGCTTCACCCCTATATTTTGGTGGAATTGCCCGTAATTCAGGCTATTTGCAGGCAATGGGTACATGGACACTTGACGCAGGTCAAGGCGCAGACGATTACGCAGTTTTTGTAACAAGCATGGGTGAAGTTATCGTTTATAACGGTACAGACCCCGATAATGCTGACACATGGCAGCTAAAAGGCGTATGGCAATTAGGTCAAACCTTTAACCGTAGATGCTTTTACAAGTTTGCAGGCGATTTATTGCTACTAACGCAAGACGGATTAGTGCCGTTAGCTTCTGCGTTGCAATCTAGCCGCCTAGATCCCCGTGTAAACCTTACCGATAAGATTTATTTTGCCGTAAGCCAAGCTGCAACTTTATATAGGGATTTATTTGGCTGGCAAATTAACTATTTTGCTAGTTCAAATATGCTTATTTTGTCTATTCCTACCAGCACAGGAATGGAACAATATGTCATGCACAACATTACAAAGGCATGGGGTAGGTTTACTGGTATTCAGGGGTACTGCTGGGAAGTTTCAGGCGAAGCCGAAATGCACTTTGGCGGTGATGGCTATGTAGGGTTGTTTTATGACGGTTATTCAGACAATGGCTCAAACATTACAGCTACCGCCCAACAAGCCTACAGTTATTTTGAAAGCGCAGGACAGTTAAAGCGTTTTATGATGGTTAGACCTATCCTGCAATCTACAGGCGGTGTACCCAATGTCGTATGCGGAATAAGCGTAGACTTTGACACCCAAAGCCAGCTAGGACAGGTGCAATTTAACCCAAGTTTATTATCTGACGGTGTTTGGGATGGGTCAAGATGGGATCAGGCTAACTGGTCAGGCGGCTTAATTACCACTAAAATTTGGCAAGGCGTTACAGGTTTAGGCTTTGCAGGCTCTATTAACCTTAATGTGGCAAGTCGCAATATTGAACTGCATTGGGCAAGTACCGATTATGTAATGGAGCGTGGGGGCGTACTTTAATTGAGAAGGGTTACAACCGAAGATCAAAAGTACATGGGCGATTGGCTGGTTCGAATGATGAATCACCCAATGCCCCTAGATACAGTATCAATTGGGCAGGAAATAGACGGAAATTTAGTAGCAGTAGTAGGATTTAATGGGTTTATGCCAAAAGCGTGTCAAATGCACATTGCGGCAGTAGACGAAGTAAATTGGATGAGCAGAGATTTATTGTGGGCGGCTTTCGATTATCCCTTTAATAAACTAGGCGTTAGCGTTATACTAGGTCAAGTTTGCGCAGATAATGAATCTGCCCTAAAACTAAACCGACACCTTGGTTTTAAAGTAATAGCCGAAATCCCTGATGCTCACATGGATGGTGATTTAGTGATTATGGCTATGAGGCGTGAAGATTGTCGATGGCTCGACATCAAATGCCCTTTAAGAACAGTAAGAGGAGAATGACATGGGTGGTGGTGGATTTTTAGGATTAGGCCCAGCGCCAAGTGCGCCAGCAGCGCCAGATTACAGAGCAGCAGCACAGGAAACCGCAGCCGGTAACTTAGAAGCTGCTCGTGCAGCCACAGCCGCTAACCGTGTAAACCAAGTTACTCCTTACGGAAACCTCAATTACACCATTACAGGTGAAGATCCATACGGCAACCCTACTTGGACTGCTACTACAAGCCTGTCTGATGTAGGGCAACAGCTTTTAGGTACTCAAAATGCTGCTAGTTTGGGTTTAGGTAGTGCTATTACTTCCCAACTAGGTCAAGTACAAGATGTGATGGGGCGTGGATTTAACCCCAATACCCCAGCCATTCAATATGGCGGTCAAGCCCCAACACTAGGCCAAGTTGGTCAAGCAGGACAAGCACAAGGCATGGGCAATGCGCCTACCCTACAAACAGGGCTAGATTTTCAAGGCATGGAAGGCTGGGATAAGGCTACTGCGCTGCTAAATCAGCGTTTGCAGCCACAGATCCAGCAAAGCGAAGAGCGGTTACAAGCCCAACTAGCCAATCAAGGTATTGCGCCTGGTACAGAGGCTTATAACCGTGCCATGATGCAACAAGGTCAAAAGACTAATGATTTGCTTACACAAGCACAGTTGGCTGGTCAAAATGTGCAACAGAATATGTTTGGTCAAGCCCTGCAAGGCGGTCAATTTGCTAACCAAGCGATGCTCGGACAGAACCAAGCGCAACTTGGCAATGTGGCTCAAAGCAATCAAGCCTTACAGCAAAATTACGCCAATCAGTTGGCAGCGCAACAGCAAAACAACGCTGCAATGCAACAAATGTTTGCAAACCA